GATTGCAAAAATATAGAAAATAAAGTTTAAAAAACTTGAACTGAAAAGTAAAAAACTAATCATTTGGAAAGTAATGGTCGTATCTCATTATGTAGTATATCACAATTATTACAGAAATCAAGAGTATTAATATCATAATATTTACGCTGTGAACTACTGTCATAAGATTGCTTTCATAATAAACTCTTTAGATAATATAGGATCATCAAACAGATCTAATTGTATAGAATCTGCATCTACCTCAACATCATCCTTGTTCTTACGACAATGTAACCAATAATATGTGCTATCTTCTCTCTTGTAAAAATAACTGGTGTTATGTGAGTCAAGACAAAAGCAAGCAAGCATATGAGGATATGTAATCTTACGATTAGGATCTGGTTTGGTTGATTTACCCATACTTCCATACATGGGTTCCTTACCACTACCATGAGCAGTGGGTATGTCTCTCATGACATGCCAATCATAACCTGTCACTTAATATGTTCCTCTATAAAGCCATTCATCAGAATCATCTTCTGGAAAGTCATAAGGACCTTCGAGTTGTTTCTCATGTTCTCTTTCATCTAACACTTCATTGATAAGTTGTTTAAGTTCTATCTTGAGTGAATCAGATATAAGATTAAGTTTATTGACTTGCATTGGTTTGATAGCAGCACGCTGCTCTTCAAGAGTTCTACCACTCTTACCATCCCCAAATGACATTCCTTGAGTGTCAACTTTCATTGCCAATATTCATCTAGTATAGCAAAAGTTTTGTTGAGATATTCATTTGCTCCATTACATTCCCATTCACCTTTCTCTCCGATCTCACACTTATAGTGTAATTCTCTTTTAAGTTTCATAAGTCTGTCTGTCATCGCAACCTTGTCTAATCTTCCGTTCATTAGTCTCTTTGCCTCCAATCGTCTGATCGTTTATCATTATGAAACCAATCTGCTATATCATCTGCCCCACCGAAACCCTTTTTATGTTTCCTTGGATCCGAGTCTCCTATATCCAAGTACTTAAGAAAAGTTGAGTCTGTATCCGTTGTTAATCTTCTTGCTGATGACAACATACCTCTCGCTGATGTGTTTGCCTTTGCTAATTTCTCTGCCCATATCATATCATCTAAACTTACTTCTTGATTTGCTGCAATTGATTTACAGATTCCTTCTAAACGAAGGCGATATGCGGTTGATAACATAAACTAATACATATGATTAGTATTATCTATGCTATCATATTCATGGCATTTTGTAATTCTTTGGAATGCTGATATTCGTCCTCTGCAATCTCAGCAATCTTAGTATCTAATGGGTGATAAGCACTATATTTTATGTATGTTTTAAAAGCATGTTTTTCAATCTTCATGTTGATGTCGTAAGCGTCAACAGGATCGAAAAGATAGTACCCAACCATAATCCAATAATAAAGTAAAACAAGATGTTTGGCAAAGAAGCGGTCAATCCAATACTTGTTACCTTCTCTAAGCTCCATTTCCTCCAGATGTTCTGTTTCATTGAGTGCCTGATAGAAGTGTTCCTTCATCAAATATATATGATCTTCTCCTCTCAATCCAAGAGATTCACGAAAGTGTAGTACACTAATAAATGAAAAGTATGGTGCTCTAGCAATAACTTCTAGAACCCAAAACCTTTGAAAATCTCTACCTCTGTAAAGAAAGTCCAAGATATGGATTGTAATACTCAAAACAATTGTATTAAATTTTTTCATGTTTTTCTGAATTAATAAAGTTATCTAATATTTTTAGAATTAAATTTTTAATTTTGTTCATACAAATATAGAATGTGTCCAAGCATATTGTGGGTAGAACCACAATGCTGTGCCTATGGTTGTAAATATAATTAAGGTAGATGTGATAGGTAGGTTTTTCATTATTCCTCCCTCTTAATTGATTCCACAGAAAAAGGATGCTCGTGTAAATACGGAACATCCTCCCTTGCGTGTCTTACTGCTTCAAATGCGTCATTCGCATATTCACCAATTTCATGGTGTTCATTTTTTTGGTCGTGCCAACTTAATGTGTAGTGGGACATGATAGTTTCAACTCCAGTACGCTATTATTTATAATAACATACTAGGTATAATTACGCATTAATGTGTGGACTCACTAACAGTTTTTATTTAAATCCTCTGCCATATTTCCACCAATCTCTGCACCCTGATTACCACTAAACATTGTTACCCAACCAGCAGCAACCCAACCAACAAAGGGAATACCAGAGAGAGCAGGAGCAGCAGCAGCACCAACACTGGAACCCACGAGTCTTCCTGTTCCTTCTGCACCTCCGATTGCTTTGATGCAAGCTTCGGACTTTCCTCCATTTGATGAGATTGTTGTTGTGGTTGGTTTATGGTGTACTGCACCGTCCATCGTGTACTGTTCAGTGACTTTTTCAATGTTGTTAGCCAATCCAAGAAACCCACCTTTTTTCTTTATATCCCGTTCCACATGCATTACCTTTGGATCGTTTGCTTTATAACTTATCTTATATCCATCTCTTCCAACTTCTGCATTGTATGATGTATAAGGACCAACTGGTAGATTAATACTTGGTAACTTACTTTCACGATTCGAAAGTGTTCCAATCATACCGATGTGAGATAATCCAATGAGTCCACCTAATCCCAAGGCGAACCATTTACCCCATTTGACCTCTTTAATTTCCATTATTTTTTAGGTGGTGTAGCACTAGGTGTTAAAACCATTGGTGCCTGTTCAATTCTAATTGTTTGTGCTGGTGCTGTATTTGCTGCCTTCTCAATTAATATTTCCATATCCTTCTTTGAGATATTTGCTCCAGATGATGTGCTTGATTTGCCACCCTTCTTTCCCGCTTCGACCCCAAAAGTAGCTAAAACTCCTGTGAAAACCGAAGCTATGAAAGTTGGATCGATCTTATCCTGTTCAGTCATTCCAGGAAAAGTTACATAATTAAGTGTTAATATTCCACCTGCCCACACTAGAATTCCAAGACGCACGAACGTGCTCAGAATTGCCATCTGTTCTTCTTTGTCATCCATTGCCTCTTTAAGTTTACCAAGAGGACCTTTCGATGTCTTTAATTCTTCTTTTTTTGCTTCAGTCATGGGATTAACATATCTACATTATATATAGATACCCTGACTTTTAAAAACTAGGAATACCAAATCCACCACCAACAGGTGGTATGCCAGTATCTGATGTGCCACCTAAATCAGGTAGTGCTCCACCTGCTAAACCTCCAAGTTTACCAGACACAGCTTCCATCACTTGACCTTTGACGTTTTCGATAATCGCATCCTTGCGAATAAATACGTAACCACCAAGACCAACAACGGTGAGAGATACAACCCCACTTGCAATAGCAATTCCATTTACAATCTTCTGTAACATAATTCTACTTAATCAGCAAACTATATAGTCGAATTAAGTGTTAAAATACTTATCATAATAATCTAGTAATCCATCAGTCGTATCATTTCCTAAAGACATCCAGTCATCTGCACACTCATAAATTGATCTATTATGGTGCTGTCCACCATAAGTTTTTAATAATAATGATAGAACTTTAGCTCTCACTTCTAAGTTCTCCTTCGCCATCATACTCGCTCCCCTCTCCTATGTACGTTAATGAAAAAACATCATGATCATCATTTTCATCATGTAACCATTCAGAAAATTCTTCATGAATTGAAACAGCATCATATACATCGTTTATGTCTGAATTAGAATCAGCACATAAATCTTTAATTCTATTTAGTGACCACTTATAAGTTCTTCTCATTGTTTGTTGTAAAGTTTCCATAATCTTTTTTCATGTAACGGCCAAGTATGTTGCTATTATAGTACTTTGGTGTTCCGTCGTCAAGTGCCTCTATTAAAACGTTATGTAAAAATAATTGTTTAGTCTCTTCATAGTTTACTTTTCCAAGGGTTGTATGGAGGGAGATAATTTCTCTTCTGAAAGAGTCTTTTCCAATTTCTCTAATATCTCGTTTAAGATCGTCAGAGCTTCCATAATATCGCTTCCAGTCTGACTCTGATGTAACTTTTCGTTTTGCTCCTTTTGGTTTTCTTTTTTGTATAAAATATTTTCTTCCGATGTATTGCTTTCCGTTTTTAGTATTGGTGATGCGATAGACGAACCCATAGTAGTCCCCAATATCATCAGAGGTAAAAGGACGACTTTCATATATCCAAGGGTTTTCATAGTCAACTGCCATGCAGGTTTCATGCTACTCTTTAGTATATATCCTTCTCATTGCCAACAAAGTATTTAAGGGTATCCATGCAGGATTTTCATCATGAAATTGAACTTCAACCTCAGTAAATATTTCTTGATAGAATTTACTATAAGTTTCTCTTGTATTTAATACATTACCAAAAGGACTCATCATTTTAACCTCCAACTAGTTTATCATATTCATCCGCAGCATCACGGATTGATTTTTTAAGTTCTTCAATGTCCCACTCTATCTCACCATCATCAACTAATCCTTCCTTCTTCAATCTATCATAATTATAACAACCATCAAAAGATAGTTGAATTTTAGGTTCAGAGTTTGAATCCTGCGAATGAGTCTTCTTTGACATCTTGTTTGATTCCTCCAACTATGTATGACTCCACCTCTGTTTCTTGTGGAGCAACTTGTAAACCTTTTGATGAAATCCAGTGCTGAGTCCAAGGTAGTGGATTATTTCTTGCTGGAATATCATATACAGATTTTAATCCAATCGATTTCATTCTCTTATTTGCAATCCATTCAACATATTGATGAAGTAATTTATCATTTAGACCAATCATACTTCCATCTTTAAACAGATATTCTGCCCATGTTTTTTCTTCATTTACACAACGATCAAACATTTGATATGTCCACTGTTCTTCTTCTTTGACAATCTCTTTCATCTCAGGATCATCACCCTTTCTCCAGTTGTTAATTATGTTTTGAGTTATTGCCAAATGCTGATTCTCATCTCTTGCAATAAGCGATATGATTTTCGCAGATCCTTCCATGAGTTTAAGCTCACCAAAAGCAAAACTACAAGCAAAAGATACATAAAAGCGGATACCTTCCAAAATGTTAACATTTGCGACTGCCCTGTATAAATGTCTTTTTAAATCTTTTCTTGTCCAGACTGAAGTTGGAGATGATTTCCAATCATTCTCCCACATATGTCCTTGACCCCATTCCTGTGCATAATTAATAAACGTATCATAAGATTCTGTAACACTTGATGCACGTTCTAAGATACGATTATCAGATAATATTTTATCAAATACTTCAGATGGGTCTGGATAAACATTCTTAATTACATATGTGTATGAACGTGAATGTATCATCTCCATAAAACCCCACACTTCCATACAAGCTTCTAACTCAGGTAAAGAACAGTATGGTAAAAATGCCATAGCTGGTGCACGACCTTGAACAGAATCAAGCATGATCTGATACTTAAGATTTGAAGTATAG